ACTCAACATGGGTTATCTCATCAATGGTAACATAGAACCCATCCTTGTGAAATTTCCGCACCTTTGACATAACCCTCTTTGCATCGCCCCAAGTACCAAAGGCATACGCGTAGCATTTATCAGTCATTTTATATCTCCTTAGCACGCGTAGGCAGCGTGCGGTACTTTACCTGCAAGTTCAAGCTTACAATATTCTATCGCAGCTTCAATGTCGCCGGCTGCTCCGCGCCCTAACAAATTTTCACAGTGCGCTATCTCTAATTGAATAGTTTTCCAAAACGCAGCATTGTCATCTTCGGGTTCGGGCTGAATGACGCCTAAACACGGATCTTTTTCGTTAGGAGGGGTGACTTCTGTAGAATCTATTTCCCAAGATCCACCATTCTTCAGTGACCGAGCTATAACAAGTGCCTCACTGAGTGAGAACGCCAGTCCCCAAGTTTTCATATTGATCCATTTTGCAAGAGCAATAGTGGAAACATCTTTATCGGTCAGCGTGTATTTAACGGAAGACATTTCAATTCTCCACCTTGTCAAAAAACTGCAAGCCTTTAGAGCTGGCGTATGCCATTGACTTCTCATCGACGACCGCGCAGCGCATCAATGGTATAAGCCTAATATCTGTCTCTTGAGGGTCCAAGTAATTATCGGAATTATGAGAGGAAGAAGATACACTCCACCATAGAAAATATGTCCCAACATCATTCAATAGAAAATATGTCCCATCATCATTCATTCCACCCGAATAGTATGCATAATAGTATTCAAACCAGATCTTTCTTCCATCAGCAAGTCGTGTCGGGAACCAAGCAAATTCTCTAACCCCTAAAATCTTTTGGAGATTCTTTTCAGATTTAATTTTCCTCTTTTCACGTGATGATTTGCCAAAGATCATTTCAATTCTCCAATGGGTTCTTCATCGCTTCAGCCAGCAACACCGCGAACAGACGGTAGGTCCAAAAATTTCATCCCAGTCGCCTGAGCTTCATAGGGCTTATCTCGCTCGAGCTGCTCACTGACGCAGCTTACACATTCGTGGGCGCGAGCGCTGCTCAATCCCATTTCTTTGCAGTGCTCGTAGGCGACCGCCCTTGCGGCAAATGGGATTGGTTTTCCCATCGCGTTGAAAGGATTCATTTCAGGTTCAACTACTTGATTTAAATGTTCAGCCATTTTATTTCACCTCAAACATTTTGCGACCCTTGAAATCAAGCACAGCATCATCGTGCATTTCAACGATCTTGTCATCACGGATTCCACCACAGATTCCACCGGGAGCGCTGCGATCCAGAGTTGGGAAGCGAAGCGATGCGTGCTTTTTGGATTTCGTGGTGCTAACTTCTTGGAACTTCAACACTGCCGTCTTGCCAATGTAGGATTTCATGTTTGCAAGAATGTCAGCCCGCAGTTCATCCGTGAAACCTGAACCACAACACGTTTCGAAATATACCTTATCCTCAGTCCATCCTGCCATTACGGCACCACCGATAGTATTTTCGAGACGGGACTTTGGACGCCCATAGTAGAAGCCGATGATGCGAGCATCTGCCGGATAGAAGCGCTTCACCTTGATCCAGGAGTAAGAACGATCCCACGTATAAGGAGCGGACAGTTCCTTCAAGATCAAACCTTCAATCTTACGAGCTTTGTTTTCTGGAAGGTCGATGGCCTCATTACAGAACTCCATCATTTCCTTCTCATCCTTGACGATGTGACCTTCTGTGAGAATGATCTTCTTCACCCCGACTTCAGGGAGCAGCTTCTTCAGGAATAGACGATTCTGCTCCATCGTGATTGGGCATTTTTGTTTCATCCAATCGGTCAATGGCATTAGAAAGAAGGCGCGCAAGCGGAGGCTTGCCTTAGCAGCGTCATTACCGGATTTCTTCGCATTGACCGTGGCTTCAAACCCGAGGTCCGAGATGCGCTCACAGTCGAGAACAAAGTCGATGTTCAGGTGGGCGCGAATGTTGTAGAGTTCCTCGTCGAAAAGCCCTTCAAGTTCATAAGCTATTTTTCCAGAACGACTGTAATACTCAACTGATTCCTTTTTAACTATTGCAATAGTTCTACAATTATGCACTAAGATACCATTAGCAAAAAAGTTTTCGTTATCCTCAACCTGAATATCGTAGCGATCTTGATGCATATCCAGCTTTTCAATTTTACTAATTGCTAAGTTCATGCTGAATCCTTTCAATTACTGCAGTAAGATTATGTTTGATGTCATATTCCCACACAACCATTGTTTGATAGCCGCACCTGCACAGCTTTTCTAATCTAGCAAAATCATGTGACCATATTTCATGTGCTTGCTTTTTACCTCTGAACAAACTAATTAGATCTGATGGTAGATATTTCCTTGGATTTGCGTGGTAATAATCTCCAAACACTTCTACTACTAACCTGCCAATCATAATATCTACGCGTGGGGCCTTATATTTTGTGAACACGCTAGCATCGTAAATCACAACCTCATTTTCATGTGTAATGTTATTCTCAAATAATTTTTCTGATAACATACGATGCGGGTGGCTCAGTTTTACAGAGTTCTTGTGATGACAACCAGGATTAGGATGACCATATTTTACAATATTAGTTTCACCAATTTTCTTTTTTATGCCTTCATGCTGAAATGGATTACTAACGCCATATCTTTCGAGAAATGTTTTTTCTCGTTTTTGTTTTATTTCTGGTGAAGATGACGCATTATCATATCCATAATGTTTGCGACTTGTTTCTCTCGCCTTTTCCAATTGCAGAGCCTTGCCATTCTGCTGTATTCCTCTAATGGGCAGCCCTGCTGATGTTATAACCCCAATAATCAAGTCTCTTCCAATCTTTATGGGACATAAAGATTGGATGTGAAGTATTGAGTGACCCTTTGTATAGGTGACAATGATAAGATTGCTATTCTCTTCCACCCATTCCTTTCCAATTTCTCTACTTTGTTTTGTCCATAAACCCATGTCAATCCACTCTACTTGAAGTATGATAGTATTTATAGAGAATAGAGAACATCGTCAACTTTCAATTCATCTACTCTACGCCAACATTTCAGGACTGGTAACCACACACGATGGTTTCCTGTTAGCGGTGGCAAAACAGTTCCATCTTCAAGAGTAAGCTGAAACCATTCATATGTTCTTTCGGGCATAGAGTTTTTAATTTTGGCTTGAATTTTTTTCCATTCATTCTTTTTAGATGTTATATTGTAGGAAAGTACCTCCCCCTCAAGATCTTGATCAACAAACTCTCCGATAGTCACAGCACGACCATCCTTTAAATGAATAACCCAACTTGCCGACAAACAACCGTCGTACTTGTAGTCAGCCTGACATGGGAATGTGATGTAGTCGGAGAATTCCTGTTCATCGACCATCTTTTCAGCCAACATGACCTCAAAGGACGGGATGATTCCATGAACATCCTTGAGAACCTTATTGACGGTATCGGCGGAGAAGCCCGCCCTCAGGTCCTTGTCAAGAATTCGAACCAGGTATTCTTGGGTATGAAGGTTGAAATCGGAAAGTGCATCAGTGATGGCGCTACGAGCAGCATCACCGGTTAGCTCTTTCGCATCGAGCTTGTTTAGAACCGTGAAAAAAGGCTCAAAATCCTGTTGTTCATCCATGCACTTGGCGTAGTGCTTCGGCATGTCGAACTTACGGACACCGAAAACACGGTAAGGATTCATCGCTTCCCAAAAAAGCCTCCACCCAGTTTTATCGAGCGTGGTGAGCGCGCCTTGAATAATTTTCTTGGTACCGGCACCATTGGCCTGCTCACAGGACTTAATCACTTTAACGAAATTGCTCATTTAAAATCCCTGCTTTATAAGATTAAATTCTATTATATACCTGAGGGCCGCGAAAGTAAACTAACGTGTCACGGTGATATTCAAGAACCCAAAAACACAGGCGAAGAAAATTGAGTCCAGAAGAAAGAAAAAGCAATATTGCGTCTTGCTAACAGGCTGGTCATTTATCGGCCAAAGCGTGGAAAGTGCCAAAAAGCAGTACCCCGAGAAAGCCGATGATCTTCACAAGAAAAAAGATAGAGATCGTGATGTTCATTTTTGATTCCAATAAAGAAAGCACCCAGTAAAGATTTCAACAAGTGACCAGAAAACAAGAGTCACTGATGTTGAATAGTCCATACCACAGAACGTACCGCCAACAATCCCAGAGAACATTTGAATCACAGCAAGTCCAAAAACTAGGATGTGAGGTTTCTTAATGAGAAGATCAATAACGTTCATGATTAACGAACCGCGTCGTGGGCAGCCGCGTTGAGGGCAACCACGGTTAAGGGAACAGAGGTCGCCTTCTTACCAAGCTTTACCGCTACCTGCTCGGCTCGCATGATGTAGTTCTTGCCGGTAGAAAGCTGCTTGATCCCGGCTTTGATGCGACCAGACATTCCGGTCAATTCGCATTCACCGAGGGCTGAAACCTGGAAACGCTTTCCGATGTCCGAGACTTCCAAGTTGAATTCCCAACCATAGCGCTTCATGTTATTGAGATATTTCGGATCAATTGCAGGAGCTCCAGTAGAACCGGAAGCATCGCCGAATTCTGCGGTGAACTTGAAAGTATCCGCGTTATAAACGATCCGTGTGGAATTGCCGAGAGTGAGCTTGTGCTTTTTCGCAACTTCTTCAAGGGCTTTTTTGATATCTGCGTGATAAAGCTTGATTTGGTCTTTAGTGAACATTTTGAATGGTTCCGTGTTTATCAATCAATATGAATATTATACCATGGAACAGGTTGATAGTACACATAAAGAGTGTAACAGTTCAGGTTCAAATGTAACGGGAAACTGTATCGTTTTAGACACAGTTTCCTGAAAGAAATGTTATCAGGATTTTAATACTGAAAGCCCGGTATTGAAGTGAGAGATGGATTCTTGAATCTTGATCTTTTTGGATCCTACTGAAAGCTCTGCTTTGGGGGTTCCCTTTACTGAAGTCTTGGTGATATCGTAAAGGCGTTCATATTCTTGATCCTCAATTCCAAGTTCATTCATTGCGGCAGGACGGAGCTCATCCTTGATCTTATCAGCAAGTTTGCAGATATCGCGCTGAAATTCTTGACACTCTAGAACAACAGCGGTGACGAGGTCACGAACGTCCTTGAATTCGGTAGCATTGAATGTTTCAGAGTGATATGCCTTCTCAAGATAGCGTCGTTCATTTGCCTCAAGCTCAGCATTATCGATCTTGAATTCACTACTGATCTTTACCGTGATTCCATACTTCGCGAGATGTTCTTCAACAAGATATCCGGAGCCAATGAAGTCGAGGATTTTGTACATGCCGGAAAAATTATCTAGAAGTCCTTCCATTCGGCCTTTTGAATTTTCATGAGGCCAGCCACCGCCAAGATAATAAAGCGCATCTACGGCCCGCTTGAGATCATGATGATTTAAATTTGCGGCCTGACAGGCTAGGGATGAGAGCTCTCGATACTTGCTGTAGAGAGTTGAGATGTCGCTTCGAACATCTATAGCGGATTTAATTATTGTGATCGCCTTTCGGGCCTTCATCAACTTCGGGTGCTTCGTCATCATTTCCTCCAAGGGTAAAGTCTAGGTTAATTCTATAACACTTTCAGGATAAAGTAAACTTGCATCCTGAACAATTTCATACAGGTTTAAATCTGATTAAATATGAAGATAACAAAAACAGGAGCATTATCTTGGCAAAAAAGAAAATTCCGGAATTAAAAGTTGAACATGGGGAGTCGGCACCTTTGCATTTTCTCTCGATGTTAGAATATAAGCGAGAAAATTATCTATGCATTATTGATAACATGACCCCTAATGAGATCGGTGCCTACGTGCTTGATTATGCGGAGCAAGAGGATATTCCTGTTGTTGAATTTTTAAGTATCGTGACTAGATGGTTTTATGGAAACTCTGATCTGCATTCGTTAAGTGTAGAGATTGGAAAGCAGGGGCTTACAACGAAGCTTGCGCCAATCTATCGATCATTTGACACGACCTATGTTTCAAGGATAGTTGGGAATTCATTTAGATATGATCTCATGAGCAAGTCACGAGTTAGACGGCGCAGGGTGATTCCCGTGCCAGAAGGTGTAGTGATAAAGCTGAAGCGACAATCAACAGAATAGAAAAAGGGAACCGAACCGGTTCCCTTTTTCTTGAGCTTAGATACCGTAGAGGTTGGATAAAACTTCTACCTTCCATTCCCTGAACTTCGCGGTTAGTTCAGGTGTTTTTTCTTGCAAGATTGAGGTGGCTATCGCATCATCCACCTTAGAAAATGCATCATTGAGGTAATTGGTCGCCTCATCTAGCGTCAATTTCCCACTCTTTACATCTAATAGGAACTGAGCGTTAGGACGAGGAAACGTGAGCTTTCCAGTTCCGCATAGCTCCAGAATCTGTTCAGTGATCCTGATTGCGTGTGACAGCGCTTTCCAATCAACCTGCTCTCCTTCATATTCTTTCACGCGCTCACCATAGTTCTTCAGTGTTCCATCTACTGATTTCAGAATTGTAGTGATCTTATTTGTAAGTGGATATTGCTTTCCACACACCTCAAATGCTGGGGCCAAGGCCGATCCACCATTTGCGTTAGGAATCATTGCTTCCTTAGTGTGAGGAATTGTTAGAAGACCAGCATATAGACCTTGTTGATCGCGTAGTACATCAGAATTTTCTGCTGAACCACTAAATGCCAAATAATCCGTTAAAAGCCCTGATACAGCCTTCAATGATGTATAGCGCTCCGTCTTCAATCCATAAATTTTTGACTGAGCGACAGCGTAACCTACCATTTTCTGAACATTACGCGTAATGAACTTTGTCGCAAGATCTGTGAAAATGGACTTTAAATATTCACGCTCTAACGTCAGTTCATTTACCGGCATAAACCCCGAATGATCAATTTCAAAGTTCCCCTGGACTACAGCGAAGGCAATCTCGAGCGCGTACGTTTGCCCATTGAAATAGTCATCAAAGAAGATCTGAAGTGGAACATATTCAGTTTCAGTTTCTCCTGCTTTCATCTTTGCATCTTGGCTCGTGCCAGCAGGTTTTTCTTTTCGATTAGTCACCTTAACGTTCAAGAGCAAATCGTCGAAGGACGGTAGGCACACCGCCTTGTAGTCAAAGTCTGATGTCTCAGTGGCCGTACCGTACATTCGAGAACCAGTCAGAACCCTGAAGAGGGTTGTGTCTTGTTTAGCTTTCATTTAATACCTTTCTTAAAAGGGAGCTTCCTCTTCCTTCTGTTTTCGCTTGCGCGCGAGCTCACTATCTAATGCGATAGTCTGGCTTTTCAATGAAATCAAAATCATCTCCTAGTATCCATCTAATGAAGCTATTATAACTCGAGGAGTTTATTACACTCTACGGGAAATGAAGAAAGACTAAACGAATTACGTTCATAATCAAAAGTGAAGAGATAGAGAAGCCCGATCTGATAATAGAATTCATCAAGCTGTGCCGAGACCCCCTCAGGCGTGCTATGACGGAGATA